GATCCGAGAGTACAGAGTTTCTGGTTTTGAGTTTGGTCGTCAAATTTGACGAACTCCCCCATCCAGGAACGCCTTACTCGGGTGACCATGTAATCCAACAGATTCTGTTGGCAAAACATGTTCGCACTGGGTTCCGCGGCAATTAGCCGGGGTCCAGCATACGTCTTTGGTACTGCAACCAAACGGCTGGCAGGCTCGTGAGAGCTGACAGCCTTACCATCTTCGACTAAGTCGAGTGGTGAGTTTGGATGCACCATTGTTCCAGCCCAACTGCTATAGTTGTGAAAACCATAGCGGTCGTAGCTGAACACACGATCAAGGGTATCACTCCAGCCTGTCCAACAAAATTTGTCGGACGGGCCTGTGATCTCCGAGATAGCACCTGGTCCATGCTTGCAACGCCACTCAAGCGGGTTATAGTACCCGAGAGTGGAGGAGACTAGCCTTGATACGATATCAAGGTTAGCAAGGAAGGTGTGACGCGACTCAAGTTCGATCCCGGCAGCTAAAGGATACGTGGCAAAGCCACGAAATCCAGCAGATGCTAGGTCGACCGAGGAGTCAGTCCAGAACCTTGAGGGTTCTGGAAGTTGACTGTCACAAACAACCATCTCGAACACTGCGTTCTTGACGGCTGCTTCCGGACACGGAAGAACATACTTCTTAGCAAACAACGTAAGTTGTCTGATGAAGAAGATGGCCTCTATGTCAGGATCTTCCAACAAAGCACCATTCTGGTTAAACACACGTAGGAATAGCCCCCTAAGAAACTTAGGAGTCTGCTCCCGCGCAGAAGACCTCTTCGTCAGAGGCAATCCTGCACGACTGTACGCGCCCTCGCTCAAACACCGGTCAAAGTGTTTGGCAATGGACGGAAGGTATTCGAGATAAACTCGAATCCCTTGCGCTTTAACCAAAATGTCCAAACGGATCTGATCTTTGTCAAAATCCGCCTGGAGTCCGGGGTAGGCTTGACGAGCGTCCGCAAGGATAGCTCGCCAAATCTTACTCAGGGTTCCTACATGGCTTTTAGACATACTCCAGTCTCCTGGAGGATGTCCCATGTCGCCGCAGGTAGCACCGTGTATTCGCATACACGCGCCCTGGCTTTCCGCTTCTACATATCACGACGAGTGATAGAGGTAGATTAGGATTGCCAACCTAAGAGCTCGGTGATGAACGCATTTGACGAGGCAATTGCCAAGTCTGCGACTCCATCAGCTAGTTCTACACTCGCATCTGAGGGCAATTGCTCCAGTACGAAGTAAAACTTCTGATAGAATTCATTAACACCGGACGCCGCGAATGTGGTAATCACAACTTCAAAGTTGTGACGATCATATTCTGGCTTCGTAGCGGTCGCTTTCGTCTTCGAATGACGAACTTGCGCACGATACGACTTAAGTGTTTCGCGAAGATAGTACTCGGAAGAGTAACCATCATCGCGAATACGGACGAGGACTTTACTCCCTCCTGAGAGGGGTAATGTCAAAGAGCTACCTAGCGCCATCGGAACAACCTCAGTTCTGCGGGTCTTCCCTGTGATGTTTAGCTAGGCCATCGTCTTAATAGACGAAGGATGTCACTAAACTACTTCTTTAATCGAAGCACAGATAACGACCCAAGGATCGACAACTTCCCAGCATTAATGATGGGAAGTCGGAGAGTGGGGAAGGCGAGTGCAGTTACGTTTGCGAAACGTAACTTCAACTCACGGTGCTGCTCTAGGTCGAGGGACAAATCAAAATGATGATGTCCATCTACCCACTGCAGAGGGTTAGTGCGCAATATACGACGATGAGTCGTATGTTGCATTACGCATAACCCCTTATACTGGAAATCTGTGGAATTCGATGCGACGGACAAGGCGTCCCCCGCATTCGAAAACCAATCGGCAAGCCAGGACCATGGGAGTAACTCCCAGAGGGCCTCGGCCGCTCCCTTCTTCGACATACCGGCAACCATTCGTTTAGCGCGGAGTTTTAACTCTGCGTCATCCAAATTTCGCACGGGTGACCAAGACGGGCAGTACCATTGGACAGTCGCCCAAACCTCATTGGTTTGGTGATTGTCCCAGTACCCGTCAAAGAAAGCATCAATCGTGTGCACGAAAAATCG